TACCAATCCTCAGAATGAGGGTGGAGTATTCCTCTACAAGTTTGGTAAGAAGATCTTTGACAAAGTAATGGAAGCAATGCAACCAGAGTTTGAGGATGAAACTCCAATCAATCCTTTTGACTTCTGGCAAGGTGCTAACTTCAAGTTGAAGATTGTGAAGAAGGATGGTTACTGGAACTATGATAAGTCAGAGTTCGATAAGGTATCTCCTGTACTAGATGATGACGATGCACTAGAAGCATTGTGGAAGAAGCAGTATTCACTTGCTGCTGTAACTGCACCAGACCAATTCAAATCATATGAAGATTTGAAGAAGCGTTTGGATTATGTTCTAGGACATAAGCAACCAACACGTCGTGTATTCGATGAAGAGGTTGCGGATGAGGATAACAGTCGTGGTTCTTATGCACCAGACTTTGATGGTAACAACAGACGTAGAGCAGCAGAAAAAGTTGCTGCAGCAGTTTCATCACCAACATCGGAAGATGAAGATGATGCACTGAAGTACTTTCAGAAATTAGCTGAGGAGTAAATGAAAGAACCTACTTATACAGATTTTATTGGGGTCTACGAGAATATCGTAGATCCTTCTTTATGTAAAAAATTAATTGAATTTTTTGAAAAATCTGATTTTTTTCCACGCAATCTTACTAATGTTAATGATAACCAATTATGTTTAGAGGATTTTCGTTGTAATTTAGGAAAAGAAATAAGAGAACCTTTGACGTATTGTTTTAAAAAATATGTTGATAAGTATCCTCTTCTTAAAAAATCTAATTATATAAATTCTTTGACTCTACTTCAAAGAACAGAACCAACTGGGGGGTATCATGATTTTCATACGGAGAACCTTGGATGGAATAATAGTTCTCGAAGTATGGCATGGATGATTTATCTTAACAATGTAGAAGAAGGTGGTGAAACCGAATGGTTATATCAGAAGAAAAAAGTTAAACCAACTATAGGTACAGTATTAATCTGGCCAGGTGGGTATACTCATTATCATAGGGGAAATCCACCCATGAGTACAAAGTATATTGCTACAGGATGGTTTCAATCTGATTGGAGTTTAGTTGATTATCAATTAGTAAATGGTAGACATTTTTAATTATTGATATAGTCTAATATTTTCTGCTTTCTTAAGGGATTTACTGATAAATTCAGTAGATCCTTTTTTATATTTCATCATGTCAGTAAGATCATCAATAACTAATGAGACATAAAGTGGTTTTAATAAAAATATATTTCTTTTATCATCTTCAATTTTTTCTTCATATTGATAATTTGTTATTGGTGTAAGTAATGATGTGTTGTATGTTTCATTCGCAGCTTTTGATAGGATTACATAACCACTAACTAACCAATCATAATATGTAAGAGTATAATCTGGAGAAACTGTTAGTCCTTCTGCTAATATTTCTACATCATTACTGTTCTTAATTTGTTTTGTTTCATAATGATGAACTCCATTATAAATTCTGTCATAGGTATCAGTATCTGAATCTCCTGATTCAGTATACTTACCAATAAGATAATTATCAAATGACTTTTGAGACATAGGCCATTCTGATTGAATGTTAATAATATTATTACAAAGTAAAACTAACCAATCTAGACTTGAATCACCATAGAAATCAAATGCAACATTGTCTGGTCGATCATCATTACTGATTTCATACTTAGTAAAGACAGCAAGATCTTGGAAAATATCATCTCTCAATGTACCTCTTTTAAAGAGGTTCTTTACTTTCATATAGTCACCTATCTTGGCATTAGGTAACCTGCTTACATAATCAATGTTTGGAATTCGTTTAAAGTAATTTGACATTTTAGTAACCTATACCTGCTGAGTCTGCTCCACCCTTTATATTTCCCACGGCTAATGGGCCTTGTCCTCCTGAGAAGATCTCTGGATCACTTAGATTTGATTCATCAAGTGCATCATAATCATCATTAAATACTGGATCAAGTTCTTTGAATGTCATTGAGATTTTGTACTGGGTCATTGTACCATCACGGAATGTTGAATAGTTTCCATTGGGTGTATAGTCTGTTTGAAAACTAGTCAATGCACACTCCTTAAATCTATTTAAGTTATATGCATTATTGATATATGATATTTGATAGATGAGTGGAGTTCTTAGGAAGTATCCCTTTATAGTTCGTCTTGGTGCAGATGATTGTTTAAAGGTTCTTATGATCTGTTTGATAGTCTGTGCTTCATTTGGATTACGTGGAGATAGATTGAATGAAAAATTAAATTCTCTCAACAGAGGATTGTTGAATAGTAGTTCTACATTAGGATTGATCAATGCACCTTGTCTTTTTATTAATTGTCCACCCTCACCTACGATTTGTCCTGCAATTAATTGTTGTGCAGTGGCTTCCATATCAGAAGAACCAACATCATTTGCTACGTTTTGCAAAAGACTTCCTACTTCATTACCACCTTTAAAGGCTGCCATTGCTAGTTGTGCTCCTACTGCTTGAAGAGGATTGAGATCAGCACTACCCCAATCTTGTGCATTATTGTCTCTTAGACCACCTGGCATAGGTAATACCACAGACCCCATATTAATTTTATCAAGAGATGCATCTTTACGACTTCTTTCTTTTAAAACTCCTGGTTGATCTTTATCCCATTCTCTTGGTTTATAATCTAAGATTTTGAATTTTATTGCATCTTGATCTTCACTCATCTTTTCTGGGTATCTGAGATCAGGGAAACGACTTCTACCTTTGGTTGCCATCAATTCTCTTTTGTTTTCTGCAGCTACTCTATCTGCTAATCCAGCCAGAGTTGATGCATCATCAGAAGGGTCAACATTAGTTGATCCATCTTTTAATAAGTCATTAGCTATTTTGTCGGCAAGTGCTTTTCTATCTTTCTCAGAAACTGAAGGATTTAAATTTGTACCATCATTATATACTTCTCTTTGAATCATATTTTTAGCAGCTTTGAGTGAATTTTTTACTGCTGGATTATCAATATTACCAAATGCTGCTCGTTCCCATTTTGGTGAAGTTGGGTTTGTTTTTATTTCTTTTGTTACTGGATCGTATTGTGCAACTAATTTATCAGGTCTATCCCAGTTTTGATTATAAACTTCTACCATGCCAGTATCTTTATTCACTAGGGTAAAATATTTTTCATTACTTCCTTTACCTACTATTCCAGGACTGTACATATTTTTACTATCATCATTCCCGTAGTGAGAATTAGGCTTAGATGTACGGCTTCCTGCTCCAGTTAAACTCCCCCAACCAATTAACGCCATTTATTCTAAAACTTTTTTATTATTTAGCGAGGATTAAGTATATACTTACCATAGGGTATGGAAAGTAGGTCATCAAGTTCATTATATTGAACCACATATAGTTGTCCTGCTAGTTCATTCCATGTATAGTTTCTATATTTCTGCCAATGAAAGTTGAGTCCTCGGAATCCCCATGAGAATAAATCCACACAGGCAATTAAAGGATGTTGGTCATAAGTTTCACCAGGAGTTTTTGCATTATATACAAAGGTATAGAACTTTCCTACTTCAGGAATAGGATCAACAGTGTCATTAAGAACTTCCATGATTTCCAGCATCATTTCTTCTGGATCATTTGTTCTGTTGTTTAAGTCACCAAGATATTGTCTGATACGATTATCTTCTGTTTGTTGTTCTAGTCCATCGAAACCGAAAGAGTCTGTCATGATGCTAATCCTAGTTCTCTTTCAGTAATAATTTTAAATTCAATTCCTCTATTCTTACACCAATCATCAGCAAATTTCCATTTGGCTTCATTGACTGCATAGGTTTTACATTCGTATAGGTATGATTGAGTCACCTTTTTTCTTTTCTTTGGAGGTTTAGTTTGTTTAAATGGTTTGACTTCAATTACATATGTTTTAATCTTTCCATTATTTTCCTTTACTTTTATTAAAAAGTCTGGATAGTATCTACGAATTTTCCCATCAGGAGCACGGTATGGTATATGGAATTCTTCACTTCCCCATTGTAAAATATTTTCATTTATATCACAATAACCGCAGAATTTTTCTTCCCAAGAACTACGGCATATAATGTTATTAACATCGCCTTTATATTTTTTGGGATTTCTGGGCTTGTAAATACTCTTCTTACTTTCTGGCATACATAATATATAATATAGTAAGTCAAATATTATTTAGATGGCAAAACTTGGGGTAACACCGATCCATAAAACGGTGGATGATATTAAGAGTACAATATTATCTCCCTCATTAACTCCTTACTTTGAGGTTCAATTTCCTGTGCCAACATTTTTGCAAGGATTAATGGGTGGTGATTCGGATCCTAATAAGTATTTGACATTACTATGTACGGAAGCAGTATTGCCAGGAAATAATTTAATAACATTTAATGTTGATAATGATTTTAGTGGTGTCACAGAGAAGATGCCTCATAGAAAAGTATATGATCAGAATTTAAATTTAACTTTTTATGTTAATGCTGAAGGTGCATCTTCATATTATCCTATAAGATTTTTTGAATCTTATATAGCATACGTTGCAGGGGAAGATCCAAGTGATAAAGATTCATTAAACAGTTTGAGAAATTCTAATTATTTCTATAGGATGTCTTATCCTGATGAATATATGGTAGATAGTCCTGGTTTAATTGTTAAAAAGTTTGAGAAAGGTGGAAAGTTTGTCCCCCCTACAGTAGATAAGGCTAATCCAGTAGATAGGGAGTTAACTTATGAATTTATTCGGACTTATCCTACAGCAATCAATTCAATGCCATTATCATATGGTGATGCTGAAGTTCTAAAATGTACAGTTACTTATTCTTATATAAGATATGTTCAACATAATACATTTGTTACCAATAGAGTAGAACCTATTGCTGCACCTAGAGTAGCTAGTGTTCCTGAACCTCCAGTAGAACCATCACCTACTCCAGATAAGATTACTTCATCACCAGTAATGCCTGAAGGTAATATGAAAACAATTAGAAATAGACGTGGAAGAATTACGGGATGGAAGAATATGGATACGGGTGAAGTTGTTAAGAAGGAAACAAAATATAAGGTAGATCCTAATAAGAGACAAATGGGAAGAAGTGCTTCTAAGAGAAGACAAACTGCAAAGTTAATAGATCCTGCTACTCCAAAGGATAGAATAGACAATAAGGAACAAAATAATAATAAAGGAACGCCTATAAGAAATAGGAGAGGAAGAATAATAGGATATAAATAACCCCTATAAATAAATACACTGACATTGTTATAAACATATCATGCCATTACCAAAGATTGCGACCCCGACTTATGAGTTGGAACTACCTTCTACGCAAAAGACAGTTAGATATAGACCTTTTTTAGTTAAAGAAGAAAAGGTTTTATTAATAGCTCTTGAAAGTGAAGACACAAAAGCAATTACTAATGCTATTAAAGCAGTAATTAAAAGTTGTGTTTTGACAAAGGGTATTAAGGTTGAGTCATTACCTACTTTTGATATAGAGTATTTGTTTTTGAACATTCGTGGTAAGTCTGTAGGTGAAACTATTGAAGTTAATTTAATATGTCCTGATGATGGTGTTAGTGAAGTTAAAAAGAATATTCCTATTGATGATATTAAAATCCAACGTACTGATGGGCATACCAATCAGATAAAACTTGATGATAATATCATGATGGAATTGAAGTATCCTTCTCTAGAGCAATTCATTAAAAACAATTTTGATTTTAGTGATGGTGCTAATCAGATGGATCAATCATTTGAATTGATTGGTACATGTATTGATAAGATCTATACTGAAGAAGAGGTATGGTCAGCATCTGATTGTACTAAGAAAGAGTTGACTGAATTTCTTGAGTCAATGAATTCATCTCAGTTCAAAGATATTGAAAATTTCTTTGAGACTATGCCTAAATTATCTCATACTATTAAGGTTAAAAATCCTAATACTGAAAAAGAAAGTGACGTGGTTCTTGAAGGGTTAGCATCTTTTTTCGCTTAGCTCTAGTGCATTTGAGTCTTGAGGGTTACTTCAAACTCAATTTTTCGTTGATGCAATATCATAAATATAGTTTGACTGAAATTGAAAACATGATGCCTTGGGAGCGAGACATTTATGTGATACTTCTTCAACAACATCTTGAAGAGGAAGAAAGAAAGCAAAAGCAGCAGCAAGCAATGAATGCCTAGAACTTTATCTCTATTAGCAGTATTAAAGAAAGTTGATGCCAAGGGTGTAAAGTCCTTATCCAATGCTCAATGGGATACTTTTCTTGCGTCTGATACTGAACCAAATGAAATTCAGGAGAAGATTAAAAAGTTAGAAGGATATGAGGAGAAGTTTGCTGCTTATGATGCAACAGGAGAACTGATTGTTGAAGATAATCAGGCAATGATAGATAGGTTTAAGAAGAAGACTGGTCGTGCTAAGGGTAGAGAATCTTTTAAGGTAAAGAAGACAAAAATAAATGTAGGAGAATTTTTAGGTAAGGATAGAACACCTGATAAGTCACCTGACAAATCACAGAACCCAGATATTAGTGGGATTTTTAATGATGATGAGGAGAAGAAAGATGATGTAGGCCCAAAAGGTATGGAATCCAAGGTGGGTCGATTGGCACGTATACTAAGAGATACTCGTGGTAGAGTATTAAAATTAGAGGAGGAAAAGAAAAAAGGCCCAAGTAAGAAATTAGTTACTGATGGATTGGATGAGACTATAAATGTAATTGCAGAGAAGGTAACATCTATAGAGGATACTTTAAAGGAACAAATAAATGTTGATAAAGAAAATGCAAAACTTCAAAAGCAGCAATTAGAAGATGAAAAGAGAGATAGTGAAGAGAGTAGATTAGGTAAGGTAACAGGATTTTTGAAAGGTGCTGCTGATAAAATTATTAAACCTGTTTCAAATATCTTTAGTCAGATATTTGGTTTTATAAAAAGATTAATTCTAGGAAAGATATTATTAAACATACTTAAATGGTTTGGTAATCCTGCGAATGCTGGTAAGATTCAGAGTATTGTTAAATTCTTGGGCCAAAACTGGAAAAAGTTATTAAGTTTATATCTTGTCTTTGGAACTGGTTTAGGTAGATTTGTAAGATGGTTAACCAAAACAGCAATAAAAGGTGCAATTAAATTAATTACACTTGGTGCTAAACTTCTTGCAGCAAAAAAAGTTAAGGGAGCAAGAGGAGTTGCTAAATTTTTTGGTGGTAAAAAAGGAGCAATTCTAGGAAGTGCTTTAGCAATTGGTGGTTCAGTTGCTATGTATTCTGGTGTGAATAATATGTTAGGTGGTGGTGAGGAAGAGGAACCACAGAAGTTTAATAAGGGTGGAAAGGTTCGTGGACAAGGTGATAAGGATACTGTTCCTGCTATGCTAACTCCTGGTGAGTTTGTTATGTCGAAGGGTGCTGTACAGCAGTATGGTATCGATACAATGGAGTCTATGAATGCAGCTGCTGGTGGAACAAATGTCCCAGTCTTGATGCCAAATAAGAAACGTAAAGGATTTGCTGGTGGTGGTGGACCAGGTTCTGATGCCCTTGATTTAGGTTCGTATATGATACAAAGAACCGAGGATGGTGGTGTTCACACAAGGTCAACTACAGGTGGTCTCATTGGTGGTGGTTTCGATGAAACAACTACATCTACTTACACAAACACCTTTACAGATAAAGATGGTAATGAAGTATCCATTGAAGAAAAAGACAGGATGAAGCAACAAATAACTTCAATTGGAGTTCCTGATTTGATTGAACATCAAGATCAACTTCTCAGTGCAATACACAAATTGAAAGGGTTTGAGAGTGTCACAATAGGTCAAGTCATAAATGGAAAGACAGGAATACCACAGGAAAAATTACTTCCTATTCTTATAAGAAGTGACGCACAGAAAGCAACGAGTGATAAACAACGTAAAGCACGTAAAGAGGATATGAAGGCTAGAGGTATCAAGTCAGGAGGGGGTCATAATATAAGTATGTACGATGAAGTTGGAAAGTCTTTAGCAGGGACTATTGGATATCGAATGGGTCAAACTAATCCTGACCAGTTAATATCTTCAAGTACAACATATGATAGTAGTTCCAAGCAGTCGGTTAAAACTCCTGAGTCTAATCCTCTTAGTGATCTCTCTGAGAGTATAAATGTAAGTTCTAAAGATGATGGTACTAGGAAATTTAATAAGGGTGGTTTAGTTCCTAACCTTATAGCTAATTTCAATGGTGGTGGATTAGTTCAGTATCTTAATAATGGTGGAAGGGTTCTTAGTACCCGTGAGAATGCTACTATACAGGAAGGTCAAGTAGTATCTGGTAATATGAATCTATCAGAGGCTCAAAAATTAAAACGGGAAATTGAAATAGAGGAGGAAGAAGAGAATGCAATGTTTGACTATGGGATTAATTCACCAGAACATAATGCAGTAATCAAAAAGCGACTTATTGAAATAAAAGGAATTCCACCAGAGGCTATCTACACAGATAAGAATGGTGAGGTTAAATTAAAAGGATATGATACTAGTGGTGGTAAAACCACTTTCTCAGGGGAAAAACGACGTTCGATTTCAAATAAGTCGCAAAAAAATCCCGCCAATTTTTCACAGCCACAGGGTTCAGGTGGTGGATTTGGGTTGAAACGTATGATTGGTGGTATGGCTGATATGGCAACAGGACATATGTTTGACTTTGATAATAGGAGTGGTGGTGGACTTCTAAGAAAAACTGCTAATGCTATTGGTGGATTGTTTGGTAAAGGTGATAAAGTAATGGGCAAAGAACCAAAGATAAAAGAAATAAAAATTCCTGCTGAAGGTCTTGAGAGTATCTTAATAAAGATTGCATCTAAGCAGGATATTAAAACTCCAGTAGGACAACCTTCATTGTCAGGACCAAAGATTACTGTGATACCAGAAAAGAAATCTGTCAATGCTCCTATGGGTGGAGGAGGAGGTGGTGGTAAGGCTATTCCTAAGTTTAATGCTGGTCATGGGTCGATAAGGAAAGCAAAGCAATTAGGAATAGCAAGATAAGATGGCACTATTAAAAGCACTACCAGGAGCACCTGATTTTAAAGCACTTCCTGGTTCCGCAAAGATTAATGGGGAACCTGTTAAAGATAATCAACCTATTAAAGGTAAACTTATTAGTATAAAAAAATCTGTTATTAATATTGGTAAGTTCCTTGATAGGAAAAAGAAACAGACAGAAAAACAAAAGGAAAATTATAGAAAACAGAAACAAAATTTTAAAAGAAAAAAGAAGGAAGAAAAGTTAGAAGAACCTAAGAAGGAATGGAAGAAATTAGTTCCGAAGAAAGTTCCTGGTTTAAGTTTCCTTGACAGCATTAAAAAATTTGTTACTACTTGGATACTGGGATTTGTTGCAATTAAATTAATACCATTACTACCTAAGTTAATACCTGTTGTCATTGGATTAGGTAAGATTGTTAATTGGTTTATTAATCTTGGTGGTAAATTTCTTAATGGGTTTATATCTTTTATAGATTTTGGAATCAAAGCTCAAGAAGCAACTCTTGGATTTATAAAGAATCTTGGTGGAGAAAAGTTTGCTAATGCTTTTGAAAGGTTTATGAAAGCATTTGGGGCAGCTCTTGATTTAATGTTCATTGTTGGTTTATTAACTCTTCAAGAAGCATTGAGTGGTGATAGTGGATTTGGACTGGGAGATATACTTGGAAAGAAAGGACTTAAGAAAGGACTCGCAAAATTATTTGGAAAGAAAGCAGCAGGAGGAGCACTTGTTAAAACAACTGCAGGGGGTGTGGTTAAAAAAACAGGAATGGCAGTTGGTACAAAGCTTGCAGTTGCTGGTAGTGTTGGACTTCTTGCATCTGGTCTTGGTGAAGGTGCATTCCAACTTAAGAAAGTAGGTCAGAAGCAAGAAGCTGATACTTATAAAAGGTTTAAAGATGCTCCTGGTGGTTGGTTGAACCCCATGAAATATATTTGGGGTGGTATTCATGTGTCACAGAAATTTGTTAATTCTTTTATAGGAAATCTTGGTGTTCTACTTGATATTATTGGAGCACCGTTTAGATATTTGATAGAGTTGGTAAGATATCCTTTCCTTGATGAGGAAGGTAAGAAGAAGCAAGCACAAAATCTTGCTAAGTTTGATGCAAGAATCCGAGAACAACTTAGAGAAAATGTAAATGCAATCTCTTTAGGAATATTTGCTAAAGAGAAAGGTTCCTTTGGTAGTTTGTTTGGGAAGAAAGGAACAGATGCAATGGGTTATACCAAGGATGGTAAACCAAAGAGTCAGAAAGATGCAGAAAAAACACAAAAAACAAAAGAAACATTTAAGGTTGAAGATGGTATAGTTGTTGGAGGTACTGGTACACAGGAAGAGTATGAGAAACTAAAGAAACTGCAGAGGTTAGAAGAGGAAGAAGAGAATGCAATGTTTGACTATGGGATTAATTCACCAGAACATAATGCAGTAATCAAAAAGCGACTTATATTAGAAGGAGTTCCACCAGAGGCTCTTTACATATCTAAAGATGGTAGTGTCCAAATAAAAGGATATGATACTAGTGGTGGTAAAACCAATACTTCTGATCGTAAAAAGAATGTCTCAGGTGGTGGATTCAAACGTATGATTGGTGGTGTTGCTGATTTCCTTACAGGTGGTATGTTTGATTTTGATAAGAGAAATCGTAAGGGAGCACCGAAAGATTTTGGTATCAGAAGAATTGCAGGAGGACTTGCTGACTGGGCAACAATGGGACTGACTGATTTTGATAAGAGAGGTAAGGGTAACCTACAATTCAATCCTATTGGTGGAGGTAAAGATAAAGCATGGGGTTCTCGTAATGAGCAAGCAAAGAGAAGGGAGAAGCAATCTGGATTTGGATTGAAGAGAGGTATAGGTGGAGCATTAGACTTTGCTACACTTGGTATGTTTGATTTTGATAAACAGAATCGTAGAGGAGCACCAAAGGGTTTTGGAATTAAAAGGATTGCTGGTGGACTTGCTGATTTTGTTACTGCTGGTGCGACTGATTTTGATAAAAGAGGTACTGGTATTGGCCAAATGAAGTTGGGTGAGATCATGTCAAAGAAAAAAGCGTATGAAAATAATGCAAGGGTTAGTAATTTTAGGAACAGAAAAGATGAATTATATGATAAATTTAACCAACTCCCAATGGAAACTACTGTAAACCCTGATGGGTCAATTACAAGTAAAGGATCAGGGGAATTAATTGGCGGTGAACTTTTCCGTCCTGGCCAACCTTTAACTCAGAGACAATATTCTGTTGTTAAAATGAGTATGCAAATGGGTAATACCTATGGTGATGATGTTATGAAATCTTATACCATGTATGAACAGCAGGGTGGAAATATAGTAAAGGATAATGTAAAGGGAAGCTCTGATTTGAAACTTGGTAAGCAACCAATGAAATTTGATGAAGAGTTATTGGGTGTTAGTGCATCTTATGAAACTGATGGTGGCCAGAAAGAGTATACAATCTATGCTCCTAGCACTGAGATAAATATGATACAAGGTAATGATTCTGGGCAGTTAGTTACTAGTGGAACAACAGCATCTTCTGGAGATGATCCTTATGAAATTTTAGAGAAAGGATAATATGGCTAAAGGAAATAACATAGTTTTAGCAAGGGACTCAGACCCTTCTATAATATCGCAAGTAGTTGTGGTTTCTAATAAAGATCAAAGTCGTGCGGTAGATTTAGCTGGTGGTGTTAGTGTACTTCAGTATTTTGAAAGTATTTTGGCAGATACTGTAAGAGTTTCGGTTAACTATACTGATACAGGAAATACTATTAAATCTGAGGATGATGATACTGTAATGGCAGCAGTGGAGGGTCTTCCTATAGTTGGAACAGAAACTTGTAGAGTTATTATTGAAGATAATAATGGAAATGAAATTGATTTAGAATTATTTGTTAATAAGGTCACCCCTATAAAAGAAACTTCTAAAGTCAATACTATAAATTTAGATTTGGTATCTAAAGAGTTTATTTTAAATGAAAAGATAAGAGTTAATACTAGATTTGATGGTAAAATTGCTAATGGTACTGATCAGGATAGTGGTTCTGAGGATAGTGAGGGTGGTCATGTAGAAAAAATAATAAAGTCAGAAGAAAATTTTTTAAATACTGATAAAGAAATTTTCATAGAAGCAACTGCAAATAATTATAATTTTATAGGTAATAATAGAAAACCTTTCTATGTTCTGAATACATTATCTAAGAAGTCTGTACCCGATGGTAAGCTTGGAAAGAGTGCAGGGTTTTTCTTTTGGGAAACCTCAGAGGGATATCATTTTAAATCTATTGATACCTTATTAGATAAGGAAAAAAATCCAATTAAAAAATCTATATTGTTTGATAATACTTCTGATGCTATGGGTGCAAGAATTCCTCCAGGATATGATATGAAAGCCTTGGAGTATTCTGAAGATAATAGAGTAGAAGTAAAGAGTAAAATGTCATTAGGTGCTTATGCTACAAAGATAATTACTTTTGACCCAAGAACAGCAGCATATAAAGTTCTGACTAGAACAATAAAAGATGCAGCTGCTAAAGTTGGTGGAGGAACCCCACAAGATGAGGGATCTGAAGAGAATTTAACCACGGGTGGTGAAGAACTTCCTGTATTGAATCCTGTTTTTGATAGAGTGGGATTGGATAAAGATTATTCCCGAATAACATATTATGTTGAAGATACTGGAACTCTTCCTTCAGGAACTGGATTAGGTGAGGAACAACAACAATTAGAAAAATCTAGATTACCTAATTTTATTCAGTCTCAGATTGTCAATCAGTCAATAAGGAGGTATAATCAATTCTATGCCTCTCAAGTAACTATTACTATACCAGGAGACTTTTCACTTCATGCAGGAGATGCTTTATTTGTAGATGCACCAGCTGTAATTGCAGATAAGAATAAAGGTGAAGTAAACCAGAGAACTGGTGGTCTATATATTATAACCGATCTTTGTCATTATGTTTCATCTGATGGAACATACACAAAACTGAATTTAGTAAGAGACTCTTTTGGTAGACAAGGCACTCCATTAAAAGGTTAAGAAACTATGACTATTAAGCACGACTTAGAACATGAGGTCTACATTGACCCTAAAGATGGTAAAGAACATACTAATCATGGTATGCATGAATATACTAAGGATGACTTAGAGAATGTACATGCTGATTATGATGTGTATCATAAGGATGATAAAGTAGATGCGAATGAAGGTAAGATTAATGATTATCATACACGACATGAAGATAGTCATTTAGAAGTTTATTGTGATAATCATCCTGATGCGGATGAGTGTAAGGTATATGACGATTAATGGTAGCAGAATCAGGTTTATTTAATCCAGAAGTTTATGGTAATTCGTCTAGATGGCAAGGACAAATTGCTGATGATTCTGGGTGGAGAGATAACATTAGTCCTGGTAAAATAGAGAACCCTGAGTCAACTAAGGGATGGGGTAGAAGATATAAAGTAAGAATCATGGGTATCCATGATAAGGAAGAAGAAAGTATTAGTTCTGATCAACTTCCTTGGGCTCAGGTTGAGATGCCCATCACTGCTGGTGGAGGACAGGCAGGAGCATCTGCGACTCCTAACCTCCGTCAGGGTATGTTTGTCTATGGATATTTCCAAGACGGACCTGAGCAACA